TCAGTAGTTGTACTAGCAGGATTAGACCCACCAGCAACAACAGCAGCCTGACGCTTAGCATCAACAACCGATTTCTCGGTTTGTTGCTTCTTTGCTTCAGCCTGTTTTTGAATGTTTTGTTGTGCCATAAGTTTGTCAAACATAAGTTGCTTATATGTTCCCTCTAAATCGGTTGTGCCAAGCCGCAAAGCGGTTTGAACAACAGTCGGAACATCAAAATCGCTGTAACGCTGCTGAAGCCTTTGAACTTCTTTCTCAACCTCCAACTGGGATTGATACTCTTCAAAAGATGCAACCCGCTTGTCCAGTTCACGCATTTTCTGTTCCTGCGGGTCAAGTGACTGAAAATCATCAACCTCATCAGCAACAGCGGCAGCCTGCGAACGACTAATGTTATAATGCCTAGCAAGTAGGTCAATAGTCGCCTCAGGGTCACGCTCTAAAGCCGCTTGAATAGTGGCAGCATACTGCATTTGACTGCGTTGCTCTGCCAACTCCTGCGTCTTACGAGTGTAATCAGCCTGTCGTTGATAACCAGCAAGCGCTTCCGACAACGGAACTTGTAGTTCCTCACCATCTAATTTGACTCTAACTACATGATTAGAGTAGTTATCTGTCTCCAAATACGGTGCATCAGAAACTTGCGTTTCCATTCCAACATCTTCGGTTGTCCCAAAATTGGGGTCCATGTTTTCCTGTGTTGCGATTTCATCGCTCATTATATTTCTCCAAGAGTCCGTAAAAAATGGTTGCTCTCATCAATAGAATAGGCTGTTCCCTAGAGGGCTGGAGGTTGCCCCATTGTCTCTGCACCAAGTTCAGGTTGAGGAGGTAACGGCATTCCTTGAGGAGCACCAGCGCCCTCAGGTGCGCCCATAGGCGCACCCGCAGCCTGTTGTGGGGCAGCCATAAACTGTTCAGGTGATTTCACACCAAAACCAAACTGCAACACATGAGCAGCAAGTTTACGCATATCAATAACACCCATACTAGAAAACGGTGCCATAGCATCAACCATCTGCAACGCCATCTGACGGCGAAACGACTCGTTTTGCGGCTGAGTGGAACCAGCCTCAACTTCAAAATCAAAATCACCCTCAAGATATTCACGGTCATAAGTAACCCAAACCTGCTCACCGTTTTTAGCGGTAATGCGGGCAACCTGCTCACCAGTCATAAACTGCTGTGTCAAAGCAACAAGCCGTCTAGCGACCTGTGCCACAGACTGTTCAACCGTAGCCAACTTGTCAGCCGTTCTCGCATTGGCGGCATCCTGCAGCAAGGACGACTCAGTAGCAGTACGGCGAATCTCGGTAGAAGCACCACGCATAAACTCTGACACACCAGAAATACGGTCAATGTCACTAATAATCATATTGGACTGATTATAAAACTCTGGTGGCGTAATTGTTGCTGGCAAAGCCATCATCACATTCGGCAACGGCTCATCTGTAATAACAGGAACCATCACATTATCTTCCTCGGACTCTAAGGCTGTGCGACCCAACTGGTCAAACGCCGACTCCTTGTATAGATATTTGCGTGCAAACCGTTTACGATGATTCATCATCTGAGTACGGGTTTCGTTCAACTCTTTTTGTAGCGGTTCAATAGCCTCAAGTTCACCAATTGGATAAAAAGTATCTGGCACATCATAATTGCGTAACATAACAAACGGATGACCAAACGAATAAGGCATCTTTATCGGTTTAACCAAAAACTGTTCACCGTCCTCAGCGAACACACACATAGTTTTGTTGGCAATATCGTAATACTCCCAAACTTCCGCATAACCAGCATTCTTATCGTGTACCTTACGGCGGCTAGGGTCATCCGAATAACGGCTAACAGCCATAATGCTCACAGCCTCACGGGCTGTTTTGTTATAGCGTTTATCTGACTTAACATCACTCAAAGGACGGCGAATGCGTTGAGCAATCCAACGCATATCACCCATACTTGTTGCATCAGCATCAACAAACACATCCATTGGGGACACCCGTTCAGCGAACGGTGAATCTTCTAAAATAACAGAATTAGTAGTAGATTCTCCGCCTTCAATCGGGTCAGAAACATCGCCATCTTCACCAACCATTTCCTCTTCAACGAAACGGTAACCAACCTTAATCCAACCATGACCGTACATAATGAAATCTTTGACCGCACGGCGGAACTCCGTTTTAATATCACGATGCCTCCACCAATAGTTCACAACCGCTTCAGCAATAATTGCATTAGGAGAATTTTCGGGTTTAACCGCATTAACAACAATCTTTGGATAATTAATAGCAATACTAGGCGCAATAACATTGACGGTAGAAAACACAATGTTAATCAACAAACGGTCCTCGTCACTATAATGCTCATAATGACGACCCTTATATAGGTCAGTTAAACGCTTCCAAGTAGCGTCATAACCATCGTTTTTACGCCAACGCTTAGAGAACTCTAGTTTTTGTTTATATTGCTTAAGGTACTCTGATGTTGGTTTCCGTGCCATTATTTGTCCTTACCTTTGTGCCAGCCAATATGTTCATCTAACTTACTACCAACCTTGTCCACCTTGCTAGCAACCTGCTTTAACAACTGTCTTGCTTCTGAGTGCTGCTCAGTGTTTTCTTTACGCATCATACTTATCAAAACCACAACTGGACCCGTAATCAAAGCGACCACAATAGGGACAATTACGGTTTCCACATTACATCCAGTTAGTTACAGGTTCAGCGTTGATGCCGTGAATAGCGGCATCCTCAACTTGTTTCCGTTGCCGTTCACGAACCGTAGGACCATGAAAATCCTCTTTACCGTAAGTGAACCCCAAACGGACACTACGGACATGGCAACTAAAGCAAACAGCCCCCCGTCTAGGCATTTCGTCAGCAATAAAGTTTTTTTGACACGATTCGCATTGAATATCCATACAAACATACTAGTTCTGTTCCCAAAACTAGCGTAAAGCACCATCCCGAACATTATGGGCACCAATAGGCACCTTGTTAGACGACTGATTACTCATCAAATGCTGCTCCCACCACAACAAACTGTTTTTAGGAACCACAGAATTACCCCGATACTCAGGCAACCACACATACTTCAACATCTGATTAGCGATAGCCAAACTAATAGTACGGTCATCATAAGGACTACCCGCCATCTTGCCGTTCGCCTTACGAACAAAAGTTTTCAACTCAGCAATAGTTTTACCACAATACACCTCTAGTGAACTGGTACGCAAAGCACCAGCCAACTCGTCAATAGCCAACGGTTTACTAGAAACAGTAGTACGCCAACCCAAAGTATCCGTAGCCTGAGGCGTAACCTTAGATAAACGGCGTTGCTTATAAAGATTACGGTAACCCAAATTCTGTGCAGCCTTAAGGGTAGTCAAACCATGATTATTGGACTCAATACCCAACAACGCCGTGTTATACCACCAACCCATTTGAGCCAACATTTCACCAAAAATATCTGGCTCAACATGTCCATGCCAATGCGCAACAACATAACCATAAGTGGCGTTAATAATATGGGCAGAACTATAGTCACCATGTTGCAAACCTTCCGCAACATCCGAACCAATCACATAAACAGCCTCAGGGTCAGGAAACTCCCAAACAGAAAAGTTGCCATTCTCAGTAGGACGAAACTCAACAACATTATTAGAATACGCATGCAAAAACCCAACCTCAGCCTCAACGGTTTCAAAAGTATTCAACAAATCTATATCAAAAACAGGGTTACCTGACTTAATAAACGCTTCCTCAGGGAAGCGTGGATACTCTTGATGCAACTGCCAAGAAACCATATTTTTTTCCTTAACCGCATACCAATCATCGTCACGGTCACCAGCAGACCAAGGAAAAAAGATGCCAACAAACTGATTAGCCCCAGTTTGCGAACCAACCCACAAACTGTGAAAAAAGTTGCCTGAACCGTTAGCGGTGGACAAACAAATGACACGACCACCAACATCCGCAATAGGTTCAATAGAAGCCCACGCTTCCTCAGGGTTAGGTAAGAAAGCCATCTCGTCCACAATAACCAAATACACCGACTCACCACGAGCAGGGTCATTACCTGACGGCAAAGACTCAACAGCAGACTCATTATCAAACACCATCTTCAACTGATGCTCAGTTACCTGCTTAGGACCTTTTTCTTTCATCCAATACGGCAAAAATTTGTAACCATACTTACTTTTAGACAACAACTTCATCGCTTCACGCTCGGTGCGTGACAACATAACCACAAAACGGTCAGACCAAAAAAATGTTAGCCAAAACGCATAAGCAGCAGCCAAAGTAGAAAACCCAATCTGACGAGCCTTAAGAACTACTGAATACCTAGAGTCAAGCCAAGTACGAACAGAATCTATTTGCGCTTCACGCAATTTGAAAAGAATACGGGCACGCTCAGGATGTTTAATAAACCAATAGTTTTCACAAAAATAAACAAAAGCCGCCAACTGCTCATCAATGCTGGCACTCTCAGGACCACGACACAAACGCCACTCTTTTTCATTTAACAGTTCAGATAATTCCACTACTTACCCCAAGGCTGCCAACCATTATTGTTTCGTTCTTCAGAATACTCAAAAATAGCCAAAGCAGCACGCAAATTGATTACAGGATTAGATAACTGTGCACATGAATTCAAAACTCCTTGCGACTGCAACCAGCCATTAGGAAAATATCTGCTAGGTAAACACCAAAACTGGTTAATTTGCAGCAAACCCCTAGAACCACCATTCGGGTCAGATGAATTAAATACACTAGGCATACACCTAGATTCACGCCACATCACATAATCCAATTTAGATATATGCGACCTAGACCAACCCACATCCAAAGCATCATCTAACCAATGCCCACATTTGCCAACCAACTCCTTAGAGATGGCATGCGCATGAGTAACAGGCATGATTAAACAAATAGCAACAATGGATATAAACCATTTACGCATAAACACCATCCTAACGGATTGTTATTTCGGTTGTTCTACAAACTCTTTCACCGCTACAGGGACATCATTCCCAGCAACATAACGAATATGCCAAGGCTCAGATTGAACCTCGTGACTAAAACCAAACTTGTCCTCGTTAGCCAACAGCCACTCCAATATCTTACCATTAGCATTAGCAACATCAACAGCCAAACCAAGCATGTGACGGCTACAAGTTTTAGCATCATCGTTCGGTGCAGCCAAAGGCGCTAAACCTTTTTTAAGCCACCATTTCTGACCATTCCAAGTACGACTAGTAGAATTAGCAACAGGTTCTTTTCTGTAGCGTTGCAAAAACGCAGCCTTTTGCTGGTCAATGCTACGAAACTGGTCACCTAAACTAGTTGGCTTCAAAGTAATACCATCCTTGGCGGCAGCAGCAACCATCGCATCCCATGCATCTGCAGCACACAACTCCATTTTGCCGCCACTAACAGTTTTACGCAAAATATCTGGCGTAACCTGACTAGGTTTTTTCCCTGCTAAATGGCTACAGTATTTTACTGTAACAACAGGATACGGCACTATTTACCGAACGCCTTGCTGATTTCATCAGCCGACAACTCGCCATCAACACTGGCGGCAGCCAACTTTTGAACAACACCAAACAACGCTGTTAGCCCAGCCACACCAGCAGATTTAACAACATCCACACCCAAAATAGCGCCACCAGTCACAATTGGCAACGCACTAGCAATAAACAGCGAAACCAAACGCTGTACGAGGTCTAAACTTTTTGCAATCATATTATTCATTGTTATCCTTTTGACTAAAAGTGATTATGGAATGCACCATAATCGCCATACCAGTAAGAAACGCTGCCTGTCTAAGAGTAGGACCAGACAAAGTAATCAAAACCATGCCAGTTCCCGCCCATGTCCACGCATTATCCACAAGGTAATCCAATATTTTTTTCACTATCGTCTAACCCTAGGGGCAGGCAACATTGTCAATGTTGCCCCAATAGCCACCAAAGTACGCCGTTCGCTAACAGGAATGTTTGACCCAGTTGGCACATAACTTTCAAATTGTGAACCAAAAATGTCAATCACCGCCTCAAATGCTTTACGAACTTCCTTAGGTGCTGATTGAACAGCCTCCACAATTAACGCCGCCTGTTCCTCCGACAACTCAGCGGGGACAACCTCAGAAAATAACTGTTCTGCACCTTCTTGACTAATCACCTCAAGAATAGCCACATTAGACACCAACTCTGCTGCTTGTTCACTAGTGACATTAGCAGCCAACACAGTTTCTATAATGGCAACAATCTGCTCTGGTGTTGCTTCATCAATAGATTCTATAATCGCAGAAAACTGTTCATCATCAATAAGTTCATCTTCAAGGAACAGTACACTAGTGGTTGATGAACTCTGTACTGCTAATTGTGTTGTTTCTGATATATCTTCCTCTGGCTCTAGCGGCTCTGTTGGCTGTTTTGTTTCGTCAAGAACAGGCTCATCTTCAATCTCGGGAAAAAATGTCTTGGGAATGGTTGTCTCATCAGGCTCAACAGGTTCTAGAAAAGTCTCGTCAGGATAGGTTTTAGATGTTTCGGGTTCTGTTGTTTCGGTTTCGTCAATTGTGGTGGCGGGTTCGTTTGTGGTTTCTTCAGGTTGAGTCTCGTTGGTAGGACTAGATTCAGGTTCAGGTTCAGGTTCAGGAACCGTAGTTGATGTTTGAGGTGGCGTATAAGGTGGCTCAGTTGTTGTGGTCGGGGCTACTGTTGTACTTGTCGTGGATGTGGTTGTTGATGTCTGAACTGGCTCTGTGGTTGTGGTCGTTGTTGTGGAAGGGACTACTGTAGTTGTCGTTGCAGGGACAGTCGTTGTCTCCGCAATAGTAGTATCTGTCGTCACCGATGTCGTGGATGTTGTACTTTGAACCCATGAAGTAGTTGTCTCCTGAACAGTAGTGGTTGTAGTTGTTGTCAATACAGTGTTAGTTGTAAACACCTCATCAGGCACAATCATCCAACCTTGATTGTCTATGTTCCATGCGAGCATGATGCACGAGTTCCCGCCATGCTCATACATCCACACATTGAAAGCGTTGCTACCAGACTCCAATATCAGTTCGCCTGACTCCATCCATGTGCAACCTTGGTCGTTCCAGTTGCCCCATTCGTTGTCACCGATTTGCATTGTGCCACCATCATCTGTAGCAAGCATAAACTCTATGGTGTCGTGTTCAGGTATGTCAATAAAACCTGTCATGTGGACCATGAACAAATCATCGGTGCAATCCTCAAATAACTCATAGTCGTAGTTGCGGTTGATGTTGTTCTCAACCTCTGTTCCGCAAACTAGATATTCGGTGTCCGACTGGACTGGCGGTATTTCGTCAATCGTGTAATAGGTGGTTTCTATCCCTAAGATTGGTTCAGCATTAACAGTTTGCGCCGTAAGCGCAAACAGGATTGCTGGTAGCGGTATAAGCCACCTTGTTAGATTGCGACCCACACTTTAAGGTTCGGCAGGTTCTTCAACTACAGGTGCAACAAACTCGTCAGCAACAGGGTCATAGGTGTAACCGACACCAGCGTATCTGCCACGAATAGTGCCGTTGTATGAAGTGCGCTTGCAAGTCAGCCCTGAGTGCCAAGGTTGGTTCTCATAGAACTGTTCCCACGCTTCAGTAGAACCACCAATCTCTACACCGTTATCAAGTTGCGTGATTGTTTCATCTACGCCAGTGATTACTTTAACGACAACATTGTTTGAATCAATAAATGCGTAGTGTGCCATTATGCCCAACTCACATTTCCCGAACCTGCAGTAATTGTTGCTCGCTTGTAGCCACCTGAAGCAGATGATTCTGTGCCTGTTAAACCTGCGCCAATTGTAATCGTTAGCGTGTCTGCATAACGCAAAATCACTACACCGCTACCACCAGCAGCAGTAGTACTACCGCTACCTGAACCGCCACCTGTGTTTGCTGTGCCAGCCGTAGCAGTTGCACCACCCGCACCGCCACCGCCTGTGCCGCCTGCGCCTGAAGTGTTTGAATGTCCGCCACCGCCACCGCCACGAGTAACCGCACTACCCGTGATAGAACTTGACAAACCGTTACCGCCTGCACCGCCAACCAAACTTGTTGCGTTTGCGCCTACCGCACCAGCACCACCACCGCCACCACCAGCGTTATCACTTGTGTATAAACCGTTACCGCCTGCATAGCCTTGAACTGGGACAGTTATTGCTGCACCACCTGTGCCGTTGCCAGCGCTTGTAGAACAAGCACCACCACCTGAACCACCAGATAAACCATTAGTAGCACCCGATACTTCACGACCACCGCCACCACCACCAGTAGAAACAATATAAGAAAACTGCGAAAAGTTACCATTCAAACCATAGTTTGCACTTGATAATGTTGCTGCACCACCAGCACCGATTTGAACCACATAATTCGTATTTAACGCAAGAGTTAAAGGTGTTTCTGCGCTACCGCCACCACCCGTCAATTCACCGCTAACGCTGTTGCGATAACCGCCAGCCCCACCGCCACCGCCACGAGCATAACCACCTGAGCCGCCACCAGCAATAACTAAATAATCAACAGTTATGCCACCACCTTGAACTATTGTCGGTGTGTTGCTAGCCGAAACATAACCCATCAACCTCGCAGCCATAACTAAACCTCTTCCTCGATATCAGGGCTAACAGGCGCAACAAAATCCTGTGTTGCTTCATCGTAAGTGAAACCGATACCAGCATAAGTTTTGCCCTCAGTATCGAAAAAAGTTTCAACCCAACGACCCGTGTAGCGTTGCGGGTTTGCTTCAAGGAACTCTCGTTGCACGACAGCGACCTTAGTTACAATATTGTTGTCGTCTAGTTGTGCGAAGTATTGTGCTGACATAATTACACCTTGAACCTGACATAGACGATGCCAGAACCGCCTGCTTGTGCAGTATTGCCTGCACCACCACCACCGCCACTATTTGCTGTGCCTGCTGTTGCTGTACCAGAAAGTTTGCCTGCTACGCCGCCCAGCCCAGCCGCGCCACCTGTTACTTGAGCGCCGCCGCCACCGCCTGCACCCGCGTAATATGTTGCACCACCAATAAACCCGCTGATGTCTTTCCCGTCTCCGCCCGCGCCGCCTGTGCCTGTAACTGCCGCACCGCCTGCGCTGCCTGCACCACCGCCACCGCCTGCGGCTTGAAACGCACTCGAACCGCCGCCAATGTTTCCAACACTTGCTTGAACAGTCCGACCGCCGACACCTGCAACCGCGTTTATATTGTCGTATGCTGCGCCGCCGCCGCTACTACCAGCACCGCCTGCTAAATCGCCCAAACTATAAGTGCCATAACCGCCGCCCGCTACCGAAACTTTCGTGCCTATTGCACTTTCTAAACCGTTGTTAGTTGTTGTGCGTGTTGAACCTGCCGAACCTGCGCCGCCTGCACCAACATCTATCGTTTGATTTGCATCTAAATAAAGTGTCATAGTTGAAGTAATACCCATTACACCGCCGCCACCGCCGCCGCCGCCACTACCGCCGCCACCACTACCACCCGCAGCACCGCCGCCGCCGCCAACAAGCAACACATCAAACAAACCTGCTGAAGTAACCGTCAAAGTGCCGTCAGTCGTAAAAGTCAAAAGCGTATAGTTCTGACCACCAACTGTTATAGAACTAGACGAACCACCAGTCGCAACACCATAACCTGTAGTAGCAACAATAGTGCTTGTGCTTCCAGCACTCACATAACCAAGTTCACGCCTGTTCGGCATAGTTAAACCGTAATCTGATTAACGAAACCGTGAATACAAATCACATTCGCTGTCGCAGCAAACGCCTTAACAACAAGCGCAGTCGCATTACCTTTAATTAACAACCCAGGAATTACGGTCACCAAACCAGCCTCAGG